CTTCTATTGCCTCTTGGCCTCTTTCAATTAGATTGTAATAATTTTCTCTGCTGTATTTGTAGTCGTTATCGACATCTGGAGATTCTTTATTCTCTTTTCTAGGAACTAAAGGTTTAAACTCTTTAGCTTGTTTAGGCTCTTTATTTTCAATACCTAAAATCTCATTAACTTTTTCTTCTAACTTTGTCATAATGTAATATTTATATACTATTTATTCGTCTGTATCCGTTGATGGATTATAATTTTTTCCGTCATTAAAATCTGTGATAGTTGTTGTAAATCCAAAATCATCATCAGCGTCTGAGGTTGTTGGGTTTGGTGTTATTTCAATTCTGACCTCTCTACTTTCATCACCAGTTGTGTTTGTGTGTAAATCAGTTTGTACTGTTTTAATAACTTTTTGAGTTTGTGCTGGGCCAAATAGATAAGTTTTTGCTGTAAATCCAAGTGTATAAGTAACGGCTCTACGAGTTGTAAAGTCACCATTATAACTATCATCATAATTTACATTATTTAACACAATAGGCACATCTCTTTTAATATTCAAACTTGGTATAGCATTGACTGTCACCGTATAATCTGGTTGAAAGAAAGGTAATATTTGTTCTACGATCTGTAGACCGCTTTCGGCTGTTGCTGTAAAAATATTTAAATCATAAGATATATTATAAGGAACAGGCATATAGTTGTAATCTAATATCTTGCCTTCAGCTCCAGTTTTTACTGCTCTAAACTTTTGAATTTTATTTAATTTTCTACTAGCGTCATATTGAATTGTTGATATTTCAAATGACATACGAGGTAAAGTAATGGCCATTTCTCTTTCATCTAAATTAGGTTGTTGGTCTAATCTAGTTAAAAACTTTTCTTTAGGAGCATAGGCCAAAGGAACTCTAATAGATTGTATAACAGTGTTGTTAGAGTCTGTTCTTTTGATTTGAATATTATTAAAGAGTTGACCAAAAGCCACCGTCATTTTCCTCATTGATTCATTATAGTAGTAATTACCAAACATTAAAATACTCCATTGTTAGGATCACCGAACGGATTAGATTCAGTAAAGTCTAATATATCATCTGCTGTAGAAGCTGTATCAAAACCGGCCTCACTATCTAAATCATTATTATCAGCATAGGTTGATTGAGTTTGTAAATCGTAATCTTCATTGATAAAGTAATTACTAACACCACTTACTGAATCATTTTCTAATAGTAAAGCACCATCTTCGTTTTCTAAACTAACTTGATACGATAATTGATCTAATGAGTATTGTGTTTCAGCACTATCAATATCAGCAACACCTGTGTTAAGTTTTTCTGAAGAATATTCCCAACGTGTAGTCTTTAATTTGTAAACAGGTAAGTTTCCTAATTGAAAAAACGGCTCTTGGTCTTCAACAAATTGTATTTCAAAAAAACTATTCATTAAAGGAAAATATATAATATCTCCTTCATTTGGTCGGCCATCTTTAATTAAAGTATGTACTGAATCGACTTGATCTTGCCATCTTCTTTTAGATAGCATAAATGTTGTATCTTCTCTAATTTCCAGCCCGAATTTATTTATGATTTCTTGTTCGCCAGCAAAGCCTTCGGTTGTTTCCATATAAGCTTCTATCAAATACGAGTCATCAAACTTACTTAACGTATCTTCGCCAAGTATTAAATCTCTATTAACAAGTGTTCTCGGAAGATAATATACATTATGCCCATAAATTTTTAGACCCTCTATTATAAGGTCTTCATGCAGCCTTTTTTCATTATCGTTTCCGATACCGTTACCATTTGAAAAATAATGATTTACTGCCATGCTAAACCTCTATTTCTAAATTCTTTAGCTTCACTTAAATTATAAAAATATTTCTCTTTTTGTTTTGGTAAAACAACACTCCATTGTTTCTTAAAAAAACTTCTAAATCTAATATATAACATATCTTTATTTTTACATCTTGGATTTTTTAATCCAGTATAATTTCTTGTATTAGCGTGTTCTCTTAACTTTTCTAAATGTTCTAAACTTTTCTTTTTACCAGTTAATGCTTTACTAATTCTTTTTTTATGTAAAGTAGATTGCTTTCTACCTTTCATTTTTTTTGAAACTGTTTCTCTAAATTCTTTTGATTTAGGTCTAGGACTATTTAATGTACCTTCTCCTCCAGCAGTTAAATTTAATTCAGGTTTAAGTTTTTCAATCCAATAAATTTCACATTCATTTAATTTATTGACATCATCAACATATTCTATAACACCTGTAATTAATTTTTCTCTATTACCTGACTTGATTATATTTTTGATTATTACGCCACCACCAACATAGTCAACACCTGTACCAACGTGTTGGCCTACGTATAGTTTACCTTTGTATGATGTTCCATAGATAACTGGCTGGTCAAAACGCATATCATTATCCGATCATAAGAGGTTGTGACATTTCAAATGATTTTCTTATTTCATCTTCTATTTTTTGTATTTCTTGTTCAGCTTGTTGATACAATTCTACACCATTTAATGATACACCACCAATCATTGTAACGCCAGCAAATTTTTGTAAATTTGACCCCCATTGTTTTTTAAACAAAGCAGTCACATATCTTTTTAGTATCATATCATTATAGACATCTGTATAAACATCTGGATCTAATTTACGATATGCTTCAATAACAAGAAACTCACCAACCACCAAATCATTCTTCCAATCTTGGTCAATGTATAGTCTGTTATCGTGTTGATTAAATCTTAAAGGTTTTTCTCCTACTAGAATATGATCTAAAAAATCTAAATGCCTCATTACCACATCATAATTAACAACTGATGTTGAAGAAAAGTCATATAGGTCATTTAATCTTAATTGGTATCTTACGTCAAATAGATTTTGACTACCTTTATTAGAGTATGGAAAGATGTTAATTACTGAAATAACACTTTCAGGAACTACTATAAATCCATTACCTTCTTGCCAAGCAGTAGTAACTGAGTTTTTAGTAACTGATTCTGAGGTATTGGCGTTTATTCTATCGTAGTCGTCTTGTGTGTATTGATACTTTAGATATGTTCTACGAATACCATCATAGTGATATTGAGAAAAATATTGAAGCGCTTCATCAATTCTATCTTCCAACTGGTCATCATCAGCGTTGATCTCTATGACCGGTTTTCCAAGTGCTCTTAAAGCGTATTGTTTTAGTTGTTCTCTACTTGATGGTGTTGCCATAATTTCCTTTATTATCTACTATTTATAATATAAAAAGATTAAAATTAGTGGCTTATAAGAATAAATTAATTATTTTATAAATGCGGGTAGGCCTAACATAGGTCTTCCGTCAAATCTATTTTTATCAGCAAATGGTCCGTTTACATGGTTATAATGTAAAAATACTTGGCCACATATATCACCTTCAAAAGGTTCTCGCCAATGCTCTAATTCACATCCACTATATACTAGCATATCTCCTACTTCAAGTAATACCTTTGTACCAATTGGTGCACCGGGTTTAACTAGATTTTGTCTTTCATTGATGACATTATTAGCTCCTGTTCCATCTATAAATATTGGCCAAGGATCCCCGCCCAAGTTTATCGTAGTGGATATCTCACAAGAAGGTCTATCTTTATGTCTATGTAAAGTATCTCCTTTTTTATAAGCTCTTGCATAAGAATATGTTGGAATTAAATCTAGTCCAGTTTCTTGTTTCATTTTTGGTAATACTTTAACTAACAAAGTCTCCATTACAGGGTCCGCATAATGAGAGTAAGTGTTTGGTATTTGTTTGTCTGTCCATGTACCCAACATTCCATTTTCATGAACTATGTTATTTTTATACATAAATTCAACAGCATCTCTTTTAAGTAAGAAGTAGTTAAATATAAAATTAGCTAACTCGTAACTTACTGCACCTTTGATTACTTGATATTTATTAAACATTATACAAACATTCCTTTCTGTAAAAAATTAAATGACACCGATATTCTTATATCATTAGATTCATTAGGGTCAACACAATGCATTAACCATGCAGGGAACATAATTAAACGTCCTGCTTTAGGTTCATAGTGTGTCTCTCTTAATAATCTATCTGGTAATTTACCTTCTTTCATTTTAGGTCTAGACATAGAAGCTACAGATCTTGGATCATCTATTTTTAGATTACCACAATTTTTAGGAGCTTTTATATAATAAACTCCTGACCATAAAGAATTAGGATGTTGATGTGCTCTATTCATTCCACCTGGTGGATTAATGTTAGCCCACATATTACCTAACACAGGCTCTGAATCTAAATGTTCTTGATCGTAAATAGTTTTTTGTGAAGCATATAACATACTAACTAATTTTTGATACTCAGGTAACTCAGCCATATTAGTAGGTGAATGCCAACCTTTAACATTAGTTCTAACCACTCCTTTATCTTGATTAGACCAAGCTATAATATCTCGTTCCAATTCTTGATTAAGAGTTGGGTGTTCTATATCTGCAATATAAACAGGTGTTGGAAAATGTAATTCCCTAAACATTATTTAAAAGGAGGTCCTCCAAACCACATCACTAATGATTGTCTTCTACCCCGTATAACAGGTTTTACTCTGTGTCTTATAAAGGAAGCAAAAAATATTGCATGCCCTTGTTTTAATTTTGCAATTTTACCTTCTGACATTAATTCTAAATCCCCACCTTCAAACTCTGATTCAGGGGAAAGTAATAATGTCATAGATATTTTTCTAACAGGGGGTTCGTGTTGCATGTTCACATCATTATCTACATGCCATTCATAGAAACCACCTTCTGGATATTCTGTATATTGTGCCATTTCATTTATTGTCATTCCATCAAAACCAAAATGATTGCCGTTAGTAGTTTTCATAATTTTTTCAATGTCTTTGTACATGTCAGCCATTTTAGAAAATGGTATCCAACTGATATGTGACGTTCTAGTTTTAGTATCTACATGTCCTCCTTTAGTACCTTTATCATTTCCAACAGATGCATCATTTCTAGGCTCTGCACGTCCAGCTTCAATAATTTTATTACATTGTTCAGGTGTAAACACAGGTGTTGTCGTTTCAACAATATAAGATTTCCATCTCGGCTCTGTTATCATATTAATATCCGTATTCTATCCAACCCGTTATTATATATTTATCATTAGACAAGGGTGGGTTGCCTCTATGAATATGTGTAAACTGTGTTGGCCAAACTAACAATGTATTTTTCTCAGGTTTAAAACGACATTTTTGATATAAAAATTCTGTCTCACCTCCTTCTGTTACATCATTTAAATAAATCATAAAAGCTAATATTCTATTTCTAGCTTTCATCTCTGCATTTTCACAATGCCAAAAATGATAACCTTCACCAACTTTAGTTTTTTGTATTTTAACTTCTAGTATGTTGTGTGTTGCAAGTTTTTTAAGATAAGAATATTTTTGAACGTATAAAGGATATACTTCTTTAAAAAATAAATCTATAAAAGGTTTATTGTTATAGGTCATTGCAACATTAGTATCTCGTATAGTATCTATTGCATTGTCTGATACTAACATCTCATCCTCACGTCTTGGATACACTGCACCTTGTTGTTCGCACTTATTAAAATAATTTAAATAATCTTCTATTAATTTGTTTGGCATAAAATCTTTAAATACACCGATGTGATCATCTCTAACTAAAAATTTCTTATCCATTAGTTAGCTCCTCTGTTTTTAATTGGATCAAACTCTACATCACAATTTGCAGCTAGTGTTCGTCTTGTCTCATCGGTTCCATTAAATGGATAAACACAGTGTCTCATATCATATGGAAACACATAAAAGTCTCTAAGATCCATTGGGGGTTGATAATCTATCTTAGCAAATTGACCATTGGCTGCACCTAATATCTGTAGTCGTCCATTCTGTTGGATATGTTCTGCTGAGTACTCTTTACCATAAGTTGAAGGTAGTTTTAAAATCATTACACTTGATAAGCCTGTATATAACATTCCTCTATGAACGTGGGCTGGATTATACTCATGCTGTTTCATTTCATTAACCCATATAGAATTTAAATGTGTATCATAATCTCGTATAGCATTAAATTTTAAATAATGATTAAACACTTGCATAAAATAATCCGTAACATTTTTAGGTAGAAAGTTATGGTTCTTCATTTTAGTTTGATCTTTACCATGATAAAATAAAGAATGTTCTTTCTCTATCTTACCCACTAGCTGACCATTAGCAGGTGCAAGACTATTATAATTTTGTTCGTAGATTTGATTAATAGATGTAAATATATCTAAAGGTACTTGATATCTTATAATACATTGACCTAAGTATATTGGTTTAAAATTTAATGTGTTCATATCTCTCTCTTATAGCTTTTGGAATTCTTTCAATGTAAGGGTTGTATACTTTTCTAACAGGACCATCAAATAGTTTATGCATATTACTACCCACAATTTTATCATCATAAGATAAACCATTAACTTCTACTTGATTTAAATTATCAAACTTGTGATTAAAATAAGGCTCACCTATAAACTCATATATTTTTCTAAACTCTTGTTCAGAATTTTTAACCATATCATCATACTTTACATAATGACAAATGCCAGGATAATTATATGAATTTTTTATAGCTTCTAAATCTTTAGCAATAGCTCCATCTTTATTCATTAACATTAATAATTTTTCTTCATCTGTATTTAGATTATATCTATTAGGAAATGCATCTGGATTTTCTGTATACCACTGCATATAGCTAGCAAGTACATCCATTAGATCTCTAAGTAATACTATACATTTAAAACCAGGTTTAAAGTGCTTTTGCATTAACTCAAAATTACCTGGTGTCATAACAGGTCCACGGTCAATAATTATTCGTTGAGGCCATTGTTGATAATAGTTAGTAAATACATTATCAAGAACATTATCTAAAGATTGATGATCAGGGAAATTTTCAAATACATCTGTTTTTTTAAGTAGATATAAATCTTTCATTATCTCTAATGTTATAGAGTTAGCAGTAGCTGCTATCTCAGGATTTTGATTCATAATACTTGCAAATAAAGTATTACCAGACCTAGGTAATGCTACTAAGAAAAGTAATTTACGATTTTGGTTTCCCATGCTGAGTTATTTGTTCTTTCTCTTTATAACTATTTTCTAATTCACCTGATTTTTTAATTCTTTGTAAGGATTGTAATTGTCCCATTACATTAAATATTTCATTATCATCAGAGTGTTCATTTAAAGTTTTAGCTTTTTCTGCATACTGCATACCATAAGATTCTAGTTGATGTGCATTAACATCTTTATCATTAAAGGATCCGTCATTAAATTCTTTCTTTAATCCAGACCACATTTTAATTTCTCTCATTCTATGTTTGGCTGTTTTCTCCATAGACGCTTTACCAAATCTTGCTTCGTCTAAATCAATTTCATATTTAGTTAATTTGTATTCATCTTTTTCAGATTCTATTTTACTCTCTAACCATTTAATTTTTGCTTCATTTCTTCGATAGTCAAACGATAATGTCATTAGATTATCTAAGTAACTTGATTGTTCTCTAACACATTGCCAATATTTTGAAGCTTTAGTGGGGTATCTATTATCTTGAAGTACAGAAAATCTAGCTTCAGTCTCTGTTCTGAATACTTGTTTTTTAGTCCAAGTATCTCGCAACTCATTCGTCATTGCTTTAAAATCAGAAACTTCTTCTGTACTTAATAGGTTGTGTAGATTGGGGGTTTCTTTTTCGATAATATCTCTTATATCTTTTTTTATTATATCGTCACTCATTAAGTTCTCCTTATTATATATCTATGATGTTACTATTATTTATAAGACTTTTAAGTGTCAGTTCAAAAAATTATGCGTCTGTAAATGTGCTGGTTAAATCTCCAGCATTCCATTCTTCTGTTGCATTAGTTCTTGGATTTCCACCAAAAGCTAAAGCAGCTGGTTGTGTTCCGGCTCCTGCTAATCCACCTCTTGCGGTATTTAAATCTCTAACGTCTTTTTTCATTTCTATATCCTTTATGTTAGATACATATATAACCTATTTAAAAGACATTGCAAGTTTTAGGAAACGTCAAAACTAACTGTCATTGGTCCTGAGTTCCATTCTTCGGTTATTGCTAAAGATCCAGGATTACCTC